AGCATGATGGACTGCTTGGTCCGCAATTGATTCAATGCCAACTGTACTTTTGAAGTGGTCTTGTATCCGCTTTTTCACATTGGTACTTTTACCAATATAGCATTTTTCATCTAACAAACAAGTTAATTTATAAATGCCCGGATTTGCTTCAATTCCTACACGTTTACAAGTATCATCTAAATAAGGTTTCACGTATTCTTGCCATACTAATTTACTAATAATATCAGGATGATTTACTTTCGCCGCAACAGTAGTCAATAAGAATTCAATATCAGGTTGGTATTCTTCTGGCGTTTGAATTGTATAGAAAAGACGTTGACTCTTTTCTTTCTCCAACTGCTGGATTGGTGCGAGCAGAGATTCATATTCTTTTTGTTTTTCATCAATTTCATATTGAATACGCGCAATCGTTGTTTGTGCTGTCTCAATGGCCAATTCCGTTTGCTCTTTTTCTCTATCAATTGCAGCCAATTGTTCTTTCTCGGCCTGCGACCATTTTTGCCGCAATTCACTCATTTTAGCTTGCTCATAACGAGCGCAATTATCATCAATTTCCTTGATACGTGATTGCGAAAGTTCTTCATATTGTGTCGTTAATGCTTTTAAGTTGCGTTCTACCGCTTGATAATTAACATTTAATTTTGTTAATTGATGGGCTCGTTCATCAATTTCTTTATCTAATTTTTTCCGAAGACTTTTATCTAATTTTTGCTTTTTATTTAACGCAATAATTAAGCCAATAATAATAAGAATACAAATACCTAAACAACCATATACCATATTACTTCATACTATTCCTCCTTTCATTTATAATTTATTATACCATAGTTTATGAAAAAAGTCAAACGATAGAAAAAGAAAAAAGGGAACTGGTTATTCAACCAGTTCCCAAGTAGCCAATGCTTTATTATTGTGCCAAATGCGTTGATTGCTAGAACCGCGCATTTTAAGCGTGATATCACGTTTATCTTGCTCAAATCGGCCATCAATAATATAGTCAGCATTTAAATGAATAGCGTGTATGCTGCGGTCAGTTAACCGGTTAGCTTCAATTTCTTCCATGGTGTAACCTGTCCATACATAAGTTTGTAGCCAAGGATAGGCTTGGCGGCAAAAACTAATTAGACGACTTACTAGAAGACGATTTTCTGGCGCAAGAGGTTCGCCGCCAAGAATACATAAGGAACGCTTCACGCCGTTTGCATATAATGCATCACGAATTTTGTTGAAAGTTTCGGCAGTAAATTCTTCACCATAGTTAAAGTCCTGTGCTTCTGGATTGTGGCATCCGGGGCAATGGAAGTGACAACCTGAGACATATACTGATACACTCCAACCAGGTGCGGCCGCGGTATCATTATAATAGATTCCTGCTACATGTGTCATTCCTATCACCTCAATGTGCGTGGGCTACACGATCTTCAGTTTCTGCTTGTTTTCCTAAATTGAAAGCGGTTTTGTAATTTCCTGTTAAGTAGCCAGTTACGCGCCGTAAGCGTTGAATATTTTTACTGCCACATTGCGGACAAGTATTATTTATTTCATCTTGGTATCCACAATCTTCACAAGTATCAATGGGAATATTAATTGCAAAATACGGTATATCTTTGTCCATAGCATAATTTACTAGTTCTTCTAATGCTTGAATATTATTTTTCACGCCACTAGGCAACTCAACATATGTAATACATCCGGCACTAGAATAACCAGTTAATTGAGACTCAATATCAATTTTTTCAAATGGAGAAACTTCTTTCCAAACTGGTACGTGCATACTATTAGTAAAATATTCACGATCAGACACATTTGGTATTTTTCCATATTTTGCTTGGAATTTTTTCATTGCGGTGTAGCAGAGACTTTCTGCGGGACTGTAGTATACACCAAAATTAAGTTTATATTCTTGCTTAAATTCCGCACAACGTGTTTTAAATAGTTGTTCAATTCGCTTAGCTAATTTCATACCCTTTTCAGTAGTATGGTCACAACCAATTAAGATTTGAAGTGTTTCTGCTAGCCCCAGTTGACCGATTACAATTGTACCATGCTTTAGAGCCGATCGGATGCCTTCTTCTGGTTTATAACCTAGCATTGTGCCATTTTCATACATAAATTTAGCAGATGCCGAGCTCTGGCTGCAAATCCATTCAAAACGCTCAAGAAGCATGTCTTTAGCTTCATGGATTTTTTTATCTAAGAGTTTCATAAAGCTTTCTACTCTGTCATCCTCGCCATAATCCATCATTATATTAGTTGTAGTTTGTTCTTTAGCTTCCATAGCGATAGTTGGCATAATAATGGTAACAGGACAAATATTGCCGCGGCCATCCTTAGTTTGAGGATTAGTTCCAGGTTCTGCGTTTATGTCTGCACCATTTGCTGTGCGGCATCCCATTGTGCTAAAAAATGTTTTTGGGTCATTTGGGTCATAACCCGCATTACCAGACCAATCTATGTTAGCATAATTAGGATAAATACGTTGTGCAGTTGACTTTAATGCAAGTTGGAATAAATCATAATTTGGGTCGCCGGGTTTACGATTAATGCCTTTCCCAAGCTGAAAAATGCCGCAAGGAAAAATAGGAGTTTTGTGGAATTTGCCGACACCTTTAATGGAGCCTTCTAGCAATGCTTTTGTTACCATACGACCTTCGGGAAGAGTACAGGTACCGTAGTTGATTGAAGTAAAAGGCAATTGCCCTAGTTATTATCCGTAAGTTTTTTATCTTACGCTCTGGAGATTTCTCTCATTTTCATCGGCTGGTCAATACAGCCCAGTTTAGCATATATTTTCTCCCTCGTCTTTACGTTAGGGGTGGACACTCGTGGGCGGATTATATTTATTCACCGCCTATGCGTTACACTACTAATTAACCTTTCGTAATTTAATTAGTTAGCTCGGTATTGCCTTGAATTTCTGGAAATTTTTAGGATTCACCGATTTTGCCCAATTTTTTACTATAAATTTCTTTATAGGGGAACCAATTGTTAATTCCCTGACCGACTTTGTAGTGTATTTAGATTATGCATTAATCCTTCACAAGCTTGATCTAATTCTCGTTGTGTCATATCCATAGCATAATCATAAGCCGGTTTATTGAAGGGCTCGTTTGCTTCAGGATCGTCAAACGCTAGTTCTCGCGGTAAAGTACTTAAATCATAGCGACTGTTAGGGCAGCAATATTTAATACCATCTTTAAAATGTTTAGCAAAACTCTTCCTAACATACGGCACCATCGTCCAGTCCAAATGCGTGGCTGAACAGCCCCCAAATTGTTGCAATGATTGAAGTTGAAAAATAACAGCTACAAGTTGAAAGGCAGTATTGATTGAATTAGCTGGCCGTACATCGGTCTGACGAGTATTGAATCCTTCTGCGAGTAATTTATCAAAAGGAATAGACAAACAATTGTGCATACCAACTGCATACGCACTCAAATCATGAATGTAAATCTCATTATTCAAGTGATTATTTCGAGCCATCTCTGACATACAAAAATCTAATGCATATTGTTTTGTCATTTCATTAGAAGCTTCTCCTACGCGACCACCAAATGAAAATTCATCAACATTGGCATTAGAATTTTGCACGTCTTTTGCCATTAGTTTTTCGCTAATTGCACGAATAAATTCATTTGAACATGCGCGCATTACGCCGTGCTTGTACCTATAACGGATATACACTTTAGCAACAAGCTTATCATATCGGGTCAAAAAATCTTCAACTAATTCTTGAATATCTTCAACAGTAAATAGATTTTCTTCAGTATTTTGCATCACTAGTTGCTCAATTTCATTTGCAATCGCGGCTGCATAATACGGCTTTTCTTCCGTCATATGAGCTTCTTGGTGTGCTTTTGTAATTGCATTGATAATTTTTTCTTTATCAAATACTGCGTGTTCTCCAGTACGTTTAATAATATCCATATTAATCACCCTTATCTTGCATTTTGCTTGCCACAATAAGGACAAGTATCATCTACCCAAGCAAAATTATATTCTTCACTAGTGTGCGGACACTGTGCTTGTAAATCCATTAATTGCAGCCGCAATTCTTTAATTGTATCTTTTCGTTCCATCGTAGCAAGCGCTTGCATTAGCCGCTTTTCTAACTGCTGATGTTTCGTAATAATTTCTGTCATATTCATAATCGCCATATACCTCCTGTAATAATTTGTTGATAATTATATTTGGTTAATTGCTCAATATGAGGGCAATAGCGTTTTAAATCTTCATATTCTTTATTTTCAATTTTTTGACCTTTATTTGCTATAATACGATCCAATAAAGACTTGTTCTTTGCAGTATCTGAAGCTACCATAACATTAGTAGCCCAAGTGCAAATCAATTGAAATAAATGCTCATAAGGATTATGCATGCCAATATCAGGTGCGATATAATATAATTTAATTGGAATATTGCGGCTCCAAAAGGAGTACAATAAATGCATTTTATAAAATAATTCTTGACTATATTGCGCCCGTGATGGGCAAAAACCTTGCAGAGATAAATATACCGTAGAGTTATTTACAATATCTGCTAAAAATTGGTTTTGATACTCTTTAAATAAATAATAAATTTCATTTGCGGGTACTTTTATATCAAGAATTACATCATTTTTTCGTGAAATTTTATCATAAGATCGCAGAGTAAAGTATTGAGTTAATGTTTTACAAATAATAGGATGAATACAAATAATTTTAGAAGGATTCCGCCGCAATATACGTTCGATAATTTGTTGCCAATCTGGATAAAAAATATCTCTATCATATACAATAACTCGTTGACGAGTTTGAATTGGAGGTAACGGTAATAATTCATTACCCGCATATATACGATAATAGGTATCATCCATCACATGTTCAATTACTTTCGCTTTAATACCGTCATTATATTTTTCTTGCAGAAATTCTTTATAGATGGCGGGCCGAGGCAAAGTAAAATCAATAAGCGGATTTTCAAAAGGAATATATGTTTTTCTAGTAAAGGCTGTACCGCCAAATACCACATTTTTACTCGATAAAAAAGCTGGCGGCACATTTTGTGAATGGTGTTCACTAAAGAAAAATATTTTATCATAACCTTCTAATTCTGTTTCATCTAATCCAATTAACCGGCAATATTGTTTTTCTTCCGTGCGGTAATAGGTGGCTAATTTCATGATTTCAAGATTAGGCACCAACATAGAGGTAGAAGTTGATTGTTGTAAACTAAAATCTACTAAACCTATCACATACCCACCTCCATGCGTTCTTCTTGTAATTCTAACACTCCATTATCATCCATATTTATGATTTTGGAAATAACTGGATAAGGAGATTTTTTGTATTTCTTTGGAATAAAATTAGAATCACGGCGAATACCTTGTATCATGAGAAGTGTGCCCTTTTTAAACCAACTTTCTTCAATGACTTTCTTTTTGCCATCTGCATCTACTTCTGAAATACGTTTATCAAAAAGAGCATATTGATTTTTGTAGATTTTAACTTGTACTACTCCATCTGGCGTAAGTAATGATATAGTGTTTTTTAACTTATTTTTATCAATTACCGCGCCGATAATATAATGAAGTTTGAACAAAGTAATTTCCTTGTCGCTGGTTTTTCCTGGGAATACACATTCTATTTCTGGCTCTTCAGGTAATTCAAAAAAGTTATCATAATGACTACTGGCGGCCGCAAGTTCATGTGCATGATAATAGAAACTGAGACTTTCCATTTCCCATTTACTAATGTTACCAGTACCATATTTTTCTGCAACTTCTTCATATAAAGTTTTATTTAAAGCCGCTAGCATTTCATCACAATGCTCTTTTAAATAAAGACGCATAGGTTCCATATTTTTCTTGTAAAGTTTGTCCCAAGTATCTTGACTAATTTGATTGCCATTTATAGTCAAATTAGCATCAAAATGTTTTGCAATAAAGTTAAAAGCACTTTCATTTAAATTATAATAAATACCAGACTTACACGTTTTAAGATATTTATTGAATAAAAATAATTGAGCGTAAAACTTCATTTCATCAGGAATTAATTCTTTCTCAATTAGCATTTGCATATTACGTAGATTAACAGTTTGTTTTTTATCAGCAATTATTTCTAAGTAATCATGCATAATGTCTTCACGAGGTCGCTGCTCAATTTCATCGAATGCTCCTGATTTAATTAGATTGACTAACTGCGGCTTAGTTAATTTAACGCGCGCCATAAAATCTTTTAATGATTTATATGGACGATTGTCAATAATAGCATGGATAACTTCAGTAGATACACGGGTGATGCCACGAAGTCCATAGGTGATGCTATTAGTTTGCTCATTAGGAGTAAAACTAAAACTTGATGTATTAATATCTGGTGGTAAAATTTTTATGCCATAATTTTGAAAGTTACCAATTGCTGTGGCAATTTTCCCATAATTTGTATTTTTATTTTTTTTCTTTTTTAAGATTACCTCTTCATCATCTTCATCTTCGTCTTCCTCTTCTAAATCATCATCATTATTTTCATCAACTATCGGTTCTGTATCTGTATCTTGATATTCATCGCCACCGCTGTTAGTAATTAAGCAAGCACAATTCCAATAAATTATAGGATAGTAAGTTGTTAGAGCTAAAATCTGAATAGCTATAAAACTATAAGCAATGGCATGTGGTTCCGCAAAAGCGTATGACATTTGTGGTTCGATGGCACTCCACCATACATATTGTCCGATTTCTTTACGGGGGCATTGAGCAATGAATTTTTCTTTTAATTCAGGGATTTTATTCAATTGCTTTTTTGCACAAATCTTTCTTGCCATATTGGCTTCCGCAAGCGTAAAATGTGCTAAATTTTGATCCATACACAAAAGCATCAATTTTTCTTGGGTAGTAGGGACGCCGCTGACTGGAAGATAATATGGTTCTAGAATTTTTATTTCGTCATCCGTTAAATTCCATTGTTTACATTCTTGATACCATAATTGAATATTGTTTTTAAAACGGACATATTTTTCAATTGGTCGTTCTTCGCCTTTCTCACCGGTTAATCGAGTTAATGCATTTGCCATCATTAATTGTAATGGATTACGTGGTTGAATGGATTGAATTGCCTGGCCTCCCACTGGTGAATCAAATTGAAACAAATCTACTACATGCCCTGTTGCTAATGTATCCCAAATTTTTTCATCCTTCCAATTTAAAACATCGGGATGAAAATACTTATTATAAATTTGCCGAGAAGACGTACAATCTTTAAAATATCCATTTTTTTGTAAAAGAGCGATTGCATTATTAATTTTATCACAAATCTCAGTTACCAAAAAATCGAATTTTGTATCGCCTACAGCTTCACTATTATGAAGATCGAATTGTGTTGTTAAATCACCATTCGGACTTTTCATTATAGCATTAGTTAGCCACGGATCATTATTATATAAAATAACGCCTGATGCATGCTGACTGCGTTTATTTACTAAACCATCAATACCATAAATAATTTCAATTAAACCTGGATATTTATTTAATTCTTCTATAAATGCTTGTATTGGTTGACGTCCTTTTTCTTCATCACCATATAAACAGTCATCTAAACTCCACAAAAAACCGCGTTCTTGTGGTACTAAACTGGCAATATATTGTGCCGTATCATTATCAATTCCTTCTGGGTATTCTTCACTGCGGTAGCCTCGACAAGCAGTTAAAATTGCACTTTTTGTTCCTTCTGTGCCAAAAGTTGCCACTTGTAGAACTCGCATTTCTCCACGCTCATCACGAATTTTTTTTAGAATTAAAGGTCGTTTAGAAGGTGCCAAGTCTACATCAATATCTGGTAATTCAGTCCTTTCTTTATTCAAAAAACGCCATTCCGCCAAGTTCCACTCGATTGGATTTAATTGAGTAATACCTAATAATTTATTAGATAGATAACAAACACTGCTTCCGCGCCCTGGGCCGACGATACTGCCGCATTCCCAAAATAAATCAATAAAATGTTGAAACGTATTAAAATATTCAAAAATACAATTGTTTAATTTTTGACCAATAGTTTTAATAATATCTGCTTCAACTTCTAGGCGTTGTACATAATTTTCTTTTTTATCCCATCCTAGTTCACACATTTTATCCCAACATTGATTAATCCAATATCTTTCTTGAATATTATTAGAATTAAATAATTCTACCAAAGTGGGATATTTAAGAAAATGCTTTTCTTTTTTCGGATAATCTTTTACTGACACTTCTGGAATAATAGGATTATGAAAAATATCATAAGTTGTAATTTTATTATAAATTTCCATTGAATTATTACAGAGTTCAATAAAAAAATTCTCATTATAGTCAGATTGACTTAAATATTCATAAGCTTCATTATTATCCATTAAATGTGCAAATGAATAATACTCATCAATCTCTCTTTCGCCTTCTTTAGAATTTAAATATGCTTTATGAATAAAACGATCTTTCTTTAAAAGATAATGCGCATCTGTACCATAAATCATCTTTATGCCAAAAGCGCGTGCAATTCCTATTAAGCGTTTATTTACATAAATTTGATCCTTGGTTGTACTTGGCGCCACTTCTAAATAAAAATCAGAACCAAAAATATCTTGACAAAAAAGCAGAAAATTATTTAATTGTTCTCTTTCTAAACTAATCTTTTCCTGTTCATTATTTTTTTCTGCATTTTTTAAACGTAATAATGTTTTGCCGACTTCACCACCAATACAAGCACTGGTTGCAATTAAATGTCCAGGATTTTTATTGATTAGTTCTTTCAATTCTTTTTTTAAAGTTGGAACACGTTCCATACCTCTATCATGATAAGAATTATACCAACTTTTAGAAGATAATTCACATAATTGTCTAAAACCGATTGTGTCTTTAGCAATTAAAATAAAATGATAATAATCCTGTTTTGGTTTACGTTCATCTACTAGATATATTTCATTGCCAAGACAACATTTGAAGTTTTGAGGGATGATTTCTTTCTGTTTCAATTCTTGTTCCAGTTTTAACCATTCAACGGCACCGCACAAACATTCATGATCGGTAAGACAAATACCTTGCAGCCCAAGTTGTGCCGCGGTAGTAATTAAATCTTTTGGACGATTAATAGAATCAAGCAAACGAATATTACTAAAAAAGCTATGAGCATGAGTTTCTAATCGTTCTATTTGTTTTAAATCCACTTTCACCCCTCCCTTTCATTCTATTATTAGTATACCATATTTCTTTTTAAAAGTCAAATCTAGACATATCTTCTACCAACTCATAATCATCAATAAATAATTGTATAGAAGTTTTATTCATATAATGATTCAAATTTGCGCGCCCATATACTGTTAAAGTTTGCATACGATTGCCCATGACTTCTTGAATAAAATCTATATCCTTAAACCGCACATAATCAATACTATTGCAAGAAATCTTCATACAGTCTTTATTATTACCCATCACTAAAATATCATTTAAAGGAATGTTTTTAATAATAATGCGTGGCTCGTCTACTCCATTACCATAGCAATCTGGATGTGAAGCTAATGTATAGAGTACGGTGTTGGTGGAAGAATTTTTTGCAGAAAGAATATAATCAACGAGATAACAATTAATAAAATCTTGTGTGTTTAATTTTTCATTCGCATATTTAATTAAATCTTCTACCTGCGTCGATTTAATTCCAAAACCGGCAGCATTTAAATGCATATGACTCAACTATTTCTAGTTGTATAGACTATTTTTTATCCTTTAAAGGAAACACCCATTTCAAATTGCGTATCAATAGCAATCTTACGTTGCTTAATGCAACTAGTCGTTACAGGTTTTATTGCTTTATTATTTTCTAATAGGATAAGTTTCATTTTCTTGGCGATGATTAGCTCCAATATTAATCATTGTAACCGCACTTTTACTCCAACCTACTTGTTTAGCAATATCCCTATGGGATAAAGTAGTTGTTTTTAATAATTTAATAATTTTTTCTACTTTTAAATTATTTAAATAGGTTTCATCAGGACGTAAAGGATAATTTAAATCATCGCGTCGCCATGCGGTACCTTCATTAATATGACGAAAAATATCAAAAGTAATTTTATTATCTTTTACAATTTGCTTTCTTGGAATATTCCAATTCAAAGCCTGTTCTTGAACTTTGTACGCAGTGGCTTGAGTAATTTTTGCGTTGCTATTTTGTTCACCGGAATAATGCGGAGGTTCATTACCTCCCTCATGAATATTGTATCCATACGGAGCTAAAGTCCTATAAAAATTAATATAATAGCGTTCTTGTTCTTGCCAATTCTCAAACCATCCAAGAATTTCAAAAGTAAAATTTTTACTGCCGTATTTCACAATGGCACGATGAATGAGACTACAACTTTGATCACTGCCAGTGATATGTTCAGAAAAACGACGCTCTGGATTATTTGTTTGACCAATATAAATTTTATTATTTATTTTATTTGTAATTTTATAGATAGCTTTTTGCACTAGTTATTTCACCTCCTTATTTTAATATAAATAATAAAGCAATATTTCCCACGAGGTCGGCATGCATCTACTGATGTTTAGCGTTTCTCGTTAGCCACAAAGTGACCCCGGTGATAGCCGGAAAAGGTGTTAAGGGCCATGTTATTAACCCGCGGTAAAAGTCATTAAACCACTTTGTTCAAGGAAAGTTTTAAAACTGGGCAAACCTTTAAAGTTCCCGTCATTACGGATACTGCCTTGAATTTCATTTTGATAATTTTTTCTACCTAATAAGCAAGGTTTACCATATTTTGATACTACATTTTGGGCAATTAAACCAGTAAGCTCATTAGGAATATTATCTTCGGGGGTAATTTCTACAAAAATAATATTATTTTGATCTAAACCTTCTTTTTGAATTTTAAAATCAATTATATCTAATGCTTTTTCTTTAGCTCTATCTTGTCTAGCTTTAATATTTTTAGTAATACGGGCAGCTTGTTCTACTGCCGTTTCTGTATCTCCAGGCTGGGCACCACGCTTTGTACTAGGAAATTCCTTTTGAGGATTAATTAGTGCGGTAAATAGAACTTCTTTTTCTGCCTGAGTACCAACACGCACCACTGCATTAATTAAGGGACAAATATAAAACGCTACATCAATTGGAGTCAATCCAGTGAAAGGCGGTGTGGCTTTTTCTTTTAGTGAATATGACTGTGCTTCTAGCAAGGCACGAATCCCTTGATTTTGAATATGTTGTAAACCTTCTACAATAATATAACGAGTTTCAGGGTCTCCTTGAAACATAACATCACCGATATTCCCAACTGCGGCTAGATCAATAAAATTTTGTGCTAATTCAATGCCTAATTTATCATCCAACACTTTACAGAATTGATAAGTGATTCCAGCACCACAAAAATCTTTATTTGGATAATTTGCAGATAGTTGATTATTTACTACAATGGCGGAAGGACAATCATTAACAATTGGTGTACCATCATCTAAAAACTCTTGAGTGTGATGATCGAGAGCAATAACGTCAATTTTAATTGCATTTAACCGCCAGAAATATTTTACATCGTAACTTGCTGCATCTGGTGCGACTAGTAGGTCGCAAAATTGTTCATTTTCGAGCATTTCAATTTGATCTTCTAGTCCATGTTGTTTGCCATTGTGTAGGAGATAATGTAGATCGGCTTGCGGGAAAATCTGTTTGATGTAATTCCAAAGAATGGCGGCAGAAGTAAACCCATCACAATCGGCATCCACCAAAATTGCGATTGTGTGGTCCGCCCGCAAATGTTTTAATAGCAAGTCCGCGGCGGCATCAATATTGTCAAGTAAATATGGATCATTTTCGTATTGTTTATTTGGATGTAAAAATGCTTCTACATTTGGTACATTTCTATTTTTTAAAATATCAATTATACAATTTTCATCTTTGCTAAAATCTCCTCTTAGCTTATAATCCATTGTCGGTCCCTCACTTTACTTTTACTCTTGTTTTATATAAATATTCAAATGTTTCTTTACCTCTATCATAAGGAGAATCTTTTTTATTTAATTTATTATCATAATCCCATATATATGAAAATTCTACTAGATTTTTATAAGGATTGCATTGTTTTAAAATCGCCGTTTGTTTCCAATCATATGCTTCTTTAGAATGCCAATCATCATATTCCTTGTCCCAAGCAATTATAATCTCTTGTACTCCTAAATCTAAGAGCAATTTAATTTGATATTTGTTTAAACTATGGCCGCAAGTTGCGACACAAATACCTTCATTGGGATAAAAAGTTTCATCTAATAGAACTGATTTTTCCGCTTCAGCCACTACAGCAATACGGGCTTGTTTTATATTAGTTTTATGCTCATATAAACCGTATAAATTTAAGCCTAATTCATGATTATATAAATGGTCGCCTAAAATGATTGGCATGTATTTGCGGCCTGCCGCAACTTCCTCTTCATCTAATGCCCTGCCGCGGATACCTATGAGTTTACCTTCGCTATTATAATGTGGAATTACAATTTTATTTTGCGCAATGGAAAAACGAATATTGAATTTATCCATTGCTGCCTTACTAATTCCATCTCGTAACCAAGTGGGATGGTAATAATGAGTAAAGCAATCTAATATAGTATCTGGAAGAATATTATAATCTGGGATATTTTTATCATATTCATATTTTGCTTTAGTTTTTTCAAAAGATGAGAATTGCGGCGTATCTAGGGTTGTTGCCGTAGTCAAAAAAGTACGCACATAATCTTCGGCTTCTTGAATAGTGATTGGATGATAATTTAGATTCATATACCTTTGATAGAGTTCAAAAATAGACATCCATTCACTACATTCTGTATAACAGCGAAAAGCGTGGTGGTCTTGATACCAATATAATTTCATGCTAGCTTCCACATCTATAGGGTTGTGACAAATTGTAGGACAAATAATATAACCTTTTTGCGGCTGAACTATTAAATCTTCTACGCCCAAGCTATGTAAAAACCGCTCAACATCTTCTATGGTTAACGATTCAACAATTTCCCGCGCAGTTAAAGACAGAAAAATAAGTTCTTCATCAATTAGCGGCAACAACTTCACCTACTATTCTTTCCCAATCCGCAATTGGTTCTTCTATCATAGTGTTATATGTATCTATTGGTGTAGAAATTAACTCATTGTCGGCGGTTGTCATAAATAAATCTAATCGCTCACCGGTGCCTAGATGCAAACGTGTCCAGATTCGTACATTTTTATAACGCCCGCGTCTCATTTTATAAATATCTAAAACATGAGTTGGACGCAAATCTGCAAAATTTATAATATCAGAAGATATAATATGTTGATTTACTGCGGTTTTTAATTTTGGAATCATAGAGTTCCACATTTTTTCTGTTACTCTTGTCATAACAAAACCAGCATCAACTTTATCAGCCACGGCTTTTGACCCACGAATATTCATTTCATTTTTAAAACCACCATCATCATCCATACCGCCTGCATTTACTTGTGTGGCAGTAAAAATGAAAACACCATAGTCTTTAGCTAATTGTTTTAACTGATTTGCCATCATCATGAGTACAACATCTTCCCGCAAATTATTTGCCGCGAATTGTCCTACTAGACTGGCTGTTGTATGAATATAGTCGAACCAAATATATTTTACATTATCCATAGTTACATATTTCTTAACCGTGGCTTCTACATTAGTTAAATTTGGGTCACTAATTTCTTCAATAATAAAATATTCATGAAATTGTGTGATAATATTTGCGGCATAAAGTACGCGAGCTTCTTCTCCAAAATCATATCGACCGCGTAAAATATGGTCTTCGTCTACACCAGACAGATACGCTAACATAATGCTTTGTAATTCGGTTTTATCCATTTCTGTAACAATAAATAGCACAGTACGTGGTAGCCGCTGCTCTCCATCTAGTGTATACTCATTAATAAAAGTTTTTGCTTGATGCGACCATCGAATAGGAAAAGCAATGCGACACGCATCAAAAATAGAAGTTCTTGACTTACCTGCGCTAGTGCTTGCTTACTTTAAAACTATGCAGCCTTCTCTTGCACCACGACATGCGCTACTAAATATTTTACCTTCTAATTCCGGTCCCATATCAGGCGTTGTTTTTAAAGTTTCAATTAATTCAAAAATACCCTCTCCCGGGTCGCCTTTCTTTTTTCCGCCATTTAAATAATCACTCCGGATTTGATCGTATTTACTTTCAACGGCATTTAGTATCTCTTCTAGAGACGCAGCATCAAAATTAGCTTGTAATTGCCGTTCATTTAAAAGTGGATTATTGAGTAAATCATTATTATCTGCATAATAATTACTTACATCGTAGCCTTCTTTAATTAAACGACGTAGTAATGAATACTTTTTAATTCGTTTATAATACAAATCAAAATTATCTATATCGGTGGAATAATAACTTTCTTTAAGAAAATCTAATCCACCATTTTTTATGTAGTATTGTGTGGCCGCACTATTTTCTAATTTTAAAAACTCTTGGTCTACTTCTTCTGGTGTGAGTTTAGTTGCGCCTTCAACATACAAATTATTTATTATAATATAACAATAACGTGCGACCTTATTATCAAAATCATCTTGTGGATTGATATCAGTATATTCAACCAACAATAATGTATTATGCATAATGCCGCCAATAAATTGGCGGTAAGCGGCTTTATCTGATAAGGTCAACTAAATCTCTCCTTACTCAAAAAGATTTATATCAATCTTTTGTTTTTTATTTTTTAGGTTTTCTTTAATTATAACTTGCTGTGTATTCACGTTTGCGGCAACTTGTTCTTGAACATTATTCTTTACAATTTCATGTCGTTCTTTATAACGCAGCATACGTTCCATTGCATCGGGAGTTACAAGCGTTAAACTCTCTGATAACTTACGCTTCTTTTCAATATTATAAAGATAATCTAAACATTCTATAATAGCTTCATCTGTGAATCCCCATTGGGCTTGAATTGTTTCTCTGTCTTTCCAAATACGACCCCCTGGGGCTGCAAGTCCAAATATTTCGCCAACTTTATCTGCAAACTTATCTCGTGATACACGTTCTTCATAACAAGTACGACAATAATTGTAGCTAGTTTTTCCACTAAATGTAGTATATACAATAATTTCTGCCGCGGGAAACTTTCCTTTACATTCATGACAAGTTAATACTTTTCTCACAATATTCACCTCACTATTTTATTATAACATAAGAAGTGAAGTTTGTCAAATATAAAAGTAAGACCCATGAGGGTCTTACTTTATTAAATCTTGCATATCTGCAATGAATAACTCTACTAATTCTTTTTGTTGTGGAATGGCTTGACTTAGCTTAAAATTATTAGAGCCAAAAACTTTAGCAATAATTGCTTGCATTGTATTTAAATGCAAATCTTTTTCTTCTTCATTATGAGCCGCATCTAAGTATGTTGTCCATAAAGTTTTTGCTTCTTCCATTACTTCACTAAAAGTTTGCTCCGGTTTTTCAGCAGCCTGATTATTTAATTCTGCTTCACTAATAAAATCAGTGCCAGTAATTTTAGCTTCTTCTTCCATAGCATCAGAAACTGCTTTAACCAAGCCGCTATAACTAAGAGGGATCTTAGGAACAATCGCGCGATATCGAGAACCAGCAAAAATTGTAGGAGTTTCTCTCAAGTATAGCCAACGAGTGGCATTACGATTTTCATCATATTCAACACCAAGATAAGCAATAACATCCACTAGACCATTTACTGCTTCTGCACATGCGGTAGGCAGATTAGGACTAATTTGCTCTAAACGATTACCATCTTTATCTGTGGTATCTGTCAACTTAGTTTTAGAATGAGCAATAAAAACGATTGCGTATCCTAATTTTGATAATTCACGAAAAGTTTTTTCAAACTCTTCCCTTAGTAATTTAAAACCGCGGCCCCAAGGTATTTCACCAATTTCAGACACTCCATGTTGCTGTTTAATATAATCTTCACACATACTAAAAGCAATACCGGTAGTATCAACGATTATAGTTTCATACATTTCTTTTGCTTCGGGCTTCTTTAACTGACGGCAAATATCTTTAAAAGTTGCCCATGTATCAATATCCGCGGCATAAACACCAACTAACGCATTGTAACCTTTTTCAACTTAATACTTTATATCGCTATAAAGAATAGACTATCTCTTCTCCCGCAGGAGTGGGGACGCTTCGGAAAAAAGAATCGCACTTTTCCCTACGATATTATATCTAGTCGTTACACCTTTCTATTTCTAGACTTGGCACGGTATTGTCTATTTCTAGAGTTTCACCGTTAGCAAAAACATTAGAGTCGTTTTCACACCCCGCAAGTACGGGTTCATCCCCAAGGCGCTCAGATAAAAATTGAGAATATTTTTCTTTTTTTCTAGTCAATTCTATTTCATCATAGCTTTCATACCAAAGATACTCACCTAATTCCGCAACTTGATTGTTACCGCTAATGGTCAATTTTGTAAAATTATTACCAGTAACTTTTTCTAATGTAAGACTGTCTTTATTCAAAACTTTTTTTAATCCTGTAAGAAATTCTGGAGTACCTGCAAAACTAATTTTCCATTGATTAGCAGACTCTCCATCGGTATTTCGCACGTAACGTGATTTGGAATAATTAATGCTACCATCACCATCAAAATAACCGCGAATAAAATGTGACATATATTTTAATGGTACTTGTTTATAAGTAGGAAAAACTAAAGAAGAACTTTTATTATTATAACAACCAAGTCGATTTAAATCTGCGGCCATTTCTTTATCACGAATAGTAAAATATGCTTGAGGAAAGACTTTATCTCCTTCTCGTTTTTCAGAATACCCAATTTGATGATTGATAGCTTGAATCGCGGTACGAAATTTATTTAAATGCTGGTCATCATCTTGCTTGAGATCAATTCGTATTTCATTACGCAAAGAAATATAGCCGTCCGCATATAAGAAACCTAGCCAATATGCTTTTTGCGGCGTATCTATCTGTGCAAAAAATTTAGAATTTCTTGGATAATCAATGGTTTGTAATTCCGTTAAAGTTTGAACATGAACATGTTGCTTACGTAATAAAGTCCGAATAGCTTCGGCGCTTACATTAAATTGATTTGCAATTGCAGTAGTGCTATGATGAAGATTATATTGCTCGACAACATATGATATTTGATCTTGCTGCCAAATAATATTACTCATTTTTGTGTTGCCTTTACGTAATATAGTAAAAAAATCTTCTCGCATAATTATCACCTAGTTAACGCACACAGTAGCGGCTTTGGCCACAAAACCGCAGTAGAGGTCTTACCTGACTTCTCTTTACCAAAAATTTCTACAAAACGACCACGTAAATCCTTGCATAATCTAGTGGGCTGAATTTGACTAATATCAATCTTGGCCATATTTTATATCCTCCATTATAAGTATGACTGGCTTACTGCCAATCATACTTATTAGAAGACTCTTCTTTCTTAGGAGTTGCGGCTTTCTTGGCATCAAGCTGCATCTGCTCGATATTAGCCTTACGAATCTGGAATGCCTTACGAATATCCATTTCGTTATAAGCAAAATCTTCATCATAGGCATCACCGGTTGCATTTGTAATAACGAGTTCACGTACTGTCCGGGTAGTAGTGTCAGGAATTTCTTCACCCCAGCCGCCAGAAGTTACGGGAGTCTGTACTTCCTGGGAAGTCACTCGAACACGTCCCTTTACATGAATGGTATCATTTACAGAATACGTGCGGCTAAAATAGTCAACACCTTCTGCTTCTTCTACAATAAAATCAAGAACATCAAGTGTTCCATTATACTGTACAAGGCCGCCTTTAATAATCATACGACCAGTAGGATCGCCTTCGCGGTCTACTTCATCGTGCATATCCATAACAAAAATTTCTAGATCGAAAGAAGCGATATCATCCTTACCGCCAGAACCATTAGAAACAAAACTTGTATTAATTTGCCAACCAGAAATTAGAGAACCGCTATTACGTGATACAAAATTATTTTCACGTAGATTCGCTCCACGAACAGTTACAGTATCGGCGGCGCCAATGCCATCATTTTGTGCAGTCTTAGCTTTCTTTAGCTGCTGAAGATTGTCATAACCAGGATTAATGGAATTGCCATCCTTCTTATACTTTGCCGCAAATAGAGACACAGGGATTTCACTAGTTTCTACATGACCAGCCACGTTCTGTGTTACACGTATAAGCATGGTTGCTCGTTCGTAATCGCGACCATCGGAGAGCTTTCCGCTTGCAAAAGTAGTTTCAAGTAGCTTGCCAATAATGTTTACTTTATTTAGTGCAGGTGTAGTTAGTTGCTTACTCATTATAATTTTTCTCCTTATTTTTTTATTACATATATATTATATCATAGTTTTCTAAAGTTGTCAAAAGGGCGACTTTTGTCGCCCTCCATATGCTACTTTTAATTACTCAGCAGTAGCTGCGGCCGCGGCCTTCGCAGCTTCACGCGCAGCCTTCTCAGCGGCCTTCTTTTCTGCAATACGAGTCTGACGAGCAGCCTCCTCAGCTTCAGGGTCATAAGCTAGACCAGCTTCAGTAAGAGTCTCATAACGAATAGTCTTCATCTTAGCCTTACGGGTTTCAGTTGCGGGTTCGACTTCTACTTCCTCAGTACGCTCAGTTACGAAACCACGAGATAGCAAACCATTAATACCACTAATGGCGCCGGTCACAGCGCGAGGGGAGACACTTAGGGTCTCAGCGATCTCTTCCTTAGAAAATTCCTTGCCAAAATTCTTCTTTAGAAACTCTAGAATACGTGCAGTGTTGTCAGAAATCATAATGTGTGTTCCTCCAAAATATTTTAAATATTATTTATTTTAGGAAGAGATTGTTTCTCTTCTTAATAACTTAGGTTGGTCTTTCTCTCTCAACCTTATGTATATATTATAGCATAATTAATGAAAAAAGTCAACTATTAGACTTTTTAATTTTTAGTAGAAAATAGTTCGGAAATAACTTGAGAAACTTCTGCCTCTGGCGCATTTAATACTTGCTGTAATTTTGGCATGGTATCTACTTTATAGCCATGTAAAGCTTTCTTTTCACTAGCAATCTTTCCTTCTAGTTGCGCGCTGACTACAGTACATCCTACTAATAATTGAGCACAATCTACTTTTGTAAGAATGTAGTCTTCTTTTTCTAAACTATCATGCAATTGGGCATAGCCATCTCGCATTTTTTGCGCAGCTTGATAGCCCGATTCGTCATTCTTTTTTTTATCTTCTTCCATGACACGTTCACTATTTAATTCCATAGCGCGAGCAATCATGGCGAATAATTGACGATATGATTTATCCATATTTTCTCCTTACATTACACGAATGGTGGACGTATCATCGCGGCAATCAATAAGAAGGTTGCCGCATGTAGTTCTACCGCCAATCGGAATTTCATTTATATTAATTAGTACGCATTTGTTTTTGCTAGTACTAATAAAGATTTTTTCTTTATCAGTTGATATCGCGGAAATTAGTGCTAAATTATCTTCTTTAGTGTCCATAATTGTATGGCCTTTAGAAGTACGAGAAGTTTCTAATAGTTCATCTATTGGTAAAATCTTTCCACGCCCGCTAGTAGTAATACTAAGAATACCACAATATTCAGTATTGGCACGGATTAGTGTCGAACTGATTATATATTCACCTTCCGCTAACTTCATAGCTTTTACGCCTTTTGTCGCCCGACCAGTAGCATTTACTTCTATTAATGAATAATAAACACAAAGGTTATTACTAGCAGCTATCGCAATTTTATCATCGTCAGACATACTAAGATGCACACCTATCAACTGGTCATCATCAGCTAATTTTACTGCAATTGTGCCCTTTTTATTGCGAATATTATATTCTTTAGTAGCGGTTTTTTTAATTAGCCCTTGTTTACTCACAGTGATAAGATTTTTATATGCATAGAATGCGGTAGCATCATCAATTAAAATAATATTTTCTTGTGGTTCCACTGCAATAATATCATATAGAGAATAGTCTTCATTCAAATCCAATTCTGCCAATGATAAACTATACATTTTACCCTTATCGCTAAAGGCTGCAATAGAACTTAAATTGGTAGTATAAAAAGTATTAACCAATTCTATTCCTTTTGGTAGTTTTAATTTTGCACCTTTTCTCCCACGCTTTGCTTCCGGTAAATCTTCTTGCGGAACAACGCGAATAGAATTATTATTAAACACCAATACACCAACTTGTTTTTCTTCTACTAGTTCGGTAGAAGTTTCTTCCTCGGCAAGATTCATAATTTTGGTACGTCGTGCGTCACCAAACTTATCTGCAACTTCTCGCAGGATTTTTATTAATTCATTATCTAAAGCGGTACTATCATTTAATAAATAATGACAATTGGAGATATTTTGCTTAACTTCCTCTCGCTCATTATCTAACTTGATGCCGTCAATTTTAGTAAGAGAAGAAAGTTTCATTGCTAGGATTGCTTTGGTTTGTTCTTCATTAAAAGAATAGCGGACAATTAGTTTATCAGAAGCTTCCGCGGGCGTTTGCGAAGAACGAATAATGGCTACAACATCATCAATATTTGCGGCCGCAATAATTAGACCTTCAATTACGTTGAGCCGAGCGAGATATTTGTCTAGATCGAATTGAATTTCATTACGTTTGCATTGACGAATGTGGGCAATATACGCATCACAGGCTTGCCGCCAACCAAATACTTTAGGAAAACGACCTTGATCTAATAGAATCATATTTACTGGATACCAATTTTCAAGCGAAGTATCTTTATATAGTTTATCTATCATTTTTTTAGGATTAGCATTTTTAGATAAATAAATAAAAATATCTGCTTCCTTTTTGGTATGATCAGTTACTTTTTCAATACCATAATTGTCATTAGTTTCACATAATTCACCAAGTTCATTAATAATAGTATTTGTAAAAACGCCATATGGAAGTTCTGTTGCGCGAATAGCATTTTTATCTGGAATATAATCTAATTTTGCACGAATACGGATAGATTCTCCCGTTCCATTTTTAATACTTTCTTTCGCTGCCATAGCATTAATAATGGTACTGCCGCAGGCGAAATCGGGAGCACAATAAATACTATCAAAATCTATGTCAGGATTCTGAATAATTTTAATAAGTGCTTCATTGACTTCTTTTAGATTAAATTGTGGAACAGATGTTGCCATCGCAACAGCAATACCAGAACAACCATTTACAATATTCCAAAAACCAATTGAAGGAAATACAGATGGAATCTGTTCTGTATCATCATAATTGGAATACCATTGTCCTCCAATAGCATTTTTCTTTAAGCCGGCAAAGAAATATTCTGCTGTTTCACCGGCCCGCATTTCAACATAACGCGCCGCTGCATGACTGTCAGGAGAAGAAGGATTCCCATAGCTGCCTTGTACATCCTCTAACGGATAGCGATATGACCAAGGACGAGCAGCACGAATGAAAGTATCATACATGGCTACATCGCCATGAACGTAACTTTGGGCCATCGCGGCAGCGACAGATTTTTGCGCCTTCTGTATCTTATCCTTATGTGTAAGTTTATTGGTAAATTGAGCATACAATCCTTGACGCAAACCAATTTTGAGCATATCCCGAACATCAGGAATGGCACGTTCTTGCGCCACGGACGCTCCGTAGGTCAAGAAAGCATTTTCAATTTGTTTTTGAAAATCAGTTTCGTAAATCAAATTGGATTCACTTCCTTTTTTTTCTTTATTATATTATATCATGATTTTGAGGAGAAGTCAATTATTTACATTAAGCCGATATCAACATAATATGGACCTTCTCTATTGAATCCCATTGATTCTACAAGATCCCACATTGGCAAAGTATCTTCTGGATATTTTAATTGTTCTTTAAGAAAATTATCCCATGCTTTTTTTAAAATTCGTCGCATTTCATCGTCATTTTTAATTTTAAGAATTTCGCTAGCAAATCTTGCAAAACCTCGTAATTCATTACATAAATTAAAATCTTTATTTATCATATTAACCTCACCTATTTAAAATACTAAAATCAACATTTTTAAATAGAAAATCACGTCGAGGATCAACATCATTACCCATAAGCATTTGTAAACTTTCAGCCGCAGCTTCTGCGTCGTGAACAGTTAAAACTTCAAGATGGCGCTCAGTTGGATGAAGCATAGATGCTTCCATGTCATCTGCTGTCATTTCGCCCAGCCCTTTATTACGGCCTTGCTCCCAAGTAGGATACTTTTTACGCAGTTCTATTAATTCAGCATCGTTATAAGCAAACACTCGTTTATCGCCTTTTGTCAAACGATAAAGTGGTGCGCGAAGCCAACATAATCTACCTTCTTTAATAAAATTTGGCATTAATACATAAAACATAGTAGAAATAAGACACATGATATTCGCGCCATCAATGTCCGCGTCCACGGCGATAGCAACTTTACCATAATTTAACTTTTTTGCGTTATACTTATCTTGTATGCCGCAACCTAATGCTAAGATAATATCAGACACTTCCTGATTCTCAAGGCATTCATCAAGTGGATGCTTCAATAAATTTTTAACCTTGCCGCGTACAGCGTAGAGAGCTTCATTCATAACGTTTCGCGCAGGCATAAGGCCACCCAAAGCACTGTTCCCTTCGCAAATAATCAATATAGAATCTTCTCCATGTTTTTCGCAATCTTTAAACTTGTCAGAAGAAGTAATTTTCTTTTTCTTTTGTTCAACTTCTTTGCGTTCCATATTTAGGACTGCGTTACGAGCTTTTTCCGCTTCTGCTTCTGCCTTTGTTAATTTTTTTAATAGTTCCACAATACTATTAAATTCATTATTATATTTTTGATACATGTCTTTAAGTGCATTTGTAAAAGCAGTTGAAGCTAGAGTACGCAGAGAAGCATTATTAATTTTTGTTTTTGTTTGATTGGCAAATGAAGGATTTTCAACTTTACAATTAATTACATAGAAAAGATTTTTACGAATATATTCTCCATCAAAATTTTCATTAGCTAAATTATTGAAAGTTTTTGTTAACGCAGCGCGAGCGCCAGTAATTGGAGAACCACCTTCTGGACAACGTAGACCATTTACAAAAATATAACTAGTCTCATGTTTACTACCCCACTGAAAAGCAATCTCTACACTATCTGCACCGTCAGAAGCGGTACTAGTGATGATATGTTTTTGAAAAGGGCTCGTAATACTTTCTTGCACAAAATCTACAATACCATTTTTAGCGCAATAAATTTTTTCTTCTTTTTCATTAGATACAATAAATTTTACACCGGGATAAAGATAAGAAATATCTTGTATGTCATGACAGATGCGGTCAAACGAATAGCCAATATCACCATTTTTGAACACTTCTTTATCAGGTTTAAAGCGCACATATGTTCCATCATGTGCTTCAATAGTACCTTCATGATAATCTTTGAGAATACCTTTTTCAAAATAAGCACACGCAGTTTTGCCGCTACGAATACTTTGTACCTCAAACTTCTCTGAAGAAAGACAGACACATTTTGCGCCGATGCCATTTAGACCTGAAGCATTTTTATAAACATCATTGTTGAACTTTCCGCCCGTATGAGATTTAGAGTAAATAGACACAAGAACATTTTCACCATTATCTCGAATGCCAAAAGGGACGCCGCGTCCATGGTCGATTACTGATACCCAGTTTTCTGTTTCATTTACGGTAATTTTTATTTCTTTACCATAGCCAGCCAGTGCTTCATCTGTACTGTTATTAATAATTTCCTTGAGAGCTTGATACGTACCTTCTATATCATCCGAACCCAAATACATCTGAATCCTAGTACGAACGCCAGTACGGAAATCCAAACTTTCAATGGAGTTAATGTCATAGTTTTGATTCACATTATCCCTCCTTCTTTATTTTAATTATAGCATAAGATAAAAGAAAAGTCAAACCTATTGGTTTGACTTATTTATTTAAATAAATAGTAATATCTCTGTTCATAAAACAATAACGAAATTCTATTTTCCTTACTAAGAAATCATATTCCCACCCATTTAAATGATGATAAAATTGGGAATTATTATATAAATCATAATCAAATTTTCTTAGAATATCACCATTCTTAAATTGAATTGTAATTTCTCCCCAGTCATTTAAATTTTCTTCAAACCATTTCAATGCTTGCCTTAAAGTTATATTTGAAAAAATATATTCACCATACCCACTGCCCATATCAGAGTGCTGAGTAGAAAGAATATTTTCTTGCATAATGTTATTCATCATTTAACATCCTTTTCTTCATTCAGCATATTGGTTTGGTTATATTTACATTCAAAACATAAATCTAACCATTGCCCTGATGAAGCGTCATAAGTTTTACAGCCATCTGTATTAAATTGTTGCGCCATTATATTAGTATTTGCATAAACATTACTTGGCATAATATTTCCATACCAAAATAATTCTTTTCCGCATTTATCGCAAAAATACTTAACCATATTTATTTTCCTTTCTTTTTCTAATTTAATTATAACATAGAATAAGAAAAAAGTCAACTATTGCATTAGTTGACTTCTAGTTCTTCAAAAATTAAATCTGTACATAAAAAGTTTTTACATAAATAAAAAGAACCAAAACTTACCCCTTTTTGAATTTCTTTTGTGTCTTGATTAGTATAATAATTAATACGTTTATCAAAAATTAACGCTTGACAGTTTTTAATATAAGGAAAGCGTTTTTGACCTTGTAAGGTAGGAATTGGCAATAGCATTGCATAAGGTTTATTTAATTCATACAGCCTCTTTAATACTTCATCTTTAATGGAAAAAGGAGGATTAGAGATTATAAAATCATAATGTTCGCTTGGCTCATATTCAAAAAAATTATGATTAACTCCTACATCATCAATATGAGAAGCAATCACTTTGTAATTTTCAGAACGAAAGATCTTTACATATTCGCTATCATCTTTATCAAATGGACACCAAATAACTGTTTTATGTTCTGGATGATAATACATATCTAAGTATTTTAATAAGGGCTTAACAGCATACGCAGGTGTGTAGACTTCATCAGACGCTTTATCTGTTTTTGCTGTTAAATATCCTGTATTTAATCCCATAATACATCACTCCATAAAAATATAATCGCACCCATCTATACTTTTAATATATTCTAGCATATCTTTATACTCAGGTTTTTTAAACCAATTATTAAAGATATAAGTATATGTTACTTTAGTAGCGCCAAGCGCTTGCCCAATTTTACGGAATTGATAGATTTTAAATCCACAAGTTTGTGGCTTTTCATCAACTGAACCCGTAACTTTTTGAAATTTTTTTTCATAAATAGATAGTTCTTTTGTTTCTGGATTAAAATATGCTTCATCAGGAAGTAGTTTTTTCGATAGAATAGTAGTATAATCAATATTTTTTTCTTTTAAATATTTGTAAAGAAGATACTTAGATAAATTAATACCGGAGTTTTCAATATGAACTTTATTTTCAAAAATTAAGCCGGTAGTAGTATTTGTGCCGCCAGTCCCGTTCTTAACCACTTTATTATTCCTCTTTTCTCTTTTAATTTTATTAGAAAGTCAAATATCTATAGACGGCGCGAATAACGTTTGTATTTGTTTATTATTTTTCATAATATTAAAAATTTTATAAAAAGTTTCATAATTATATTCATCACTTTTATCCCGCTTAAAAGATAAAATAAAAAGAAGGATAAAGAAATAAAAATTATTGTCATAGTTATTTATTTAATTCTTGCTGAATTTGTTGATTTAATTCGTTAAGAATTTTAATGATTTCTTCGTTATTCATAGTTACCTCCAATAACACTCTACTATTTCATTCTCTGCGCCGCAACTGGGACATTTTGCTATCATGCTGTGAATTCCGCAAAAATCATCCCATTTAGGAGCCCCTTCTGCGTAATATTTCTGGCCGCAGCAATCACATTTAAAATGTTTATATCCTTTTTTACTATAATACTGATTCATATAATCATTACAAATGATAATACAAGTTTTTTCTGATTGTAAATTTCTTAGCATTTGAATTAATGATTCATTTTCTTCTTCAGTATTATCTGTAAGAATTAATAAATGCTCTTTTTGTGGAAAATTTGCTTTTAACCAATGTTTTATACCATCGCAAAAATCTTTCAAACTAAATTGTAAAGGTACGCAAATATAATCAGCGTATTGTTCTTCTCCATATGCAATTTTTAAAAAAGTAGGATATTTCTCCGCAATCTTATCTGCGATTACCCAGCCATGTGGGTCGGTAATTTTTAAAATTATGATGTTCATAATTAAAAATCCTTCATATAATCAATATCATCATCATTTAATGACGGAAACACCGTAATTGCACCATGAACTTTTTCGCATTCATCACAAATAAAAATGTTCATACCTGCAGGGCCAGTGTCATTTTCAATTCGCCGCAATAGAGAAATAAGTTCTTTTAAACTATATTCTTCTACATCTTCAATATTAAGGGTAATTGTATCTTCTGGATCTTTTTGCTCATAAGCTTCTAGGAATGCTTCATAATCTTGCTTGTTAATTTTCATATTGCTAACCTCATTTCATTGTTAGGAAGAAGTTCAATGATGTCGTCGTAGAGAATATTGTACTTTTGATTTGCATAACTGCGGTCAATGTGAAAATGACCAAGAAACCAGCGTTTAAACTCTACACAATTATTAACATATTTTTCAAGAAAATTTGTTACTGAATCAGTGGCATCTTCATAAGGGAATAGATGATGAACTAGACTATTAGGCCCAGTATGAGAAATAATATAATCTACTCTGTCATTGTAGTGCTGTAAATTCGCGGCAGCGTGCTGAAATTCTTGATAAGAAGGAATTTCTTCTTCCCAATAAGATATACCTAAAGTGCGATATGCTTTATCTACTGAATGGGCGCCACCCATGAAGAAAAACGTTTTCTGATTTATTGTAGCAATTTCTCCATTTTCGATATACATTACATGTGGGCGAACTTTACGCACTTGAGCACCATTCCATATAGTGGTTGGAATAGAACGTAGAGCAGTATAGTTAGAGTGATTACCAAAACAACTAATAATGGTAAAAGGTCTATCTTCGGCCCAATCATCCCAATATTGCGTTTCTTTTGTATTATTCCATAAAAACCCCGCATCTCCACAAATAATTACAATATCGTCTTTAGTTAATTCGCGTGCTAAGGGAAAATTTTTATTCGATAGTTTTTTTAGTTCTAAGGAGCCATGCGTGTCTCCAGTAATAAAA